CTATGCGATCAACCTCCTAAGCAAATACCGCCCGCGGGAGGATTTCCAAGACTACACCGTCTGTCGAACCGAGGACCCGAACTTGATCTATATCGTCCGACCAGGGGTGACATTAGAGGAGTTTAGCTTAAATGATTAGCCGCCGCGGACTCATCAGTGGATTGCTAGTCACCCTCGCCACTCCGGCGATCATCCGCACTCCCCGGTTGTTAATGCCGATTCGGCCAGTGAAAATGCTGACATTAGCCGAGTTCGCGGACAAAATGTTTGGGGATATAATGGACCCTTGGCAGAAAGAACTTCTACAACATTACACCGATGCAATGATCTACGGCTATAGTGAATTAAAGATTGGTTACGGCCCACCAAGGACCATACATTGTTTACCCCCATCAGAATGGAGACAGCTATGAATGACCTCAACACCCTCATGTCCTACATCCAAGAAATCAACGCCAAATCCGCGGACGAAGTCACGGACGAGGACATTGACAAACTCATCGAATTCCACCGCCGCCAACGTGCCCGTCGCGCCTCTGGTGAAAAAGTCCCCGTAACCGGCGGGCCAAAGCTTGATCTCTCCTCCCTCCTCGGGGCGACAGTCACCAAACCTGCGCCGGCGCAATCCTTCACCCGGAGGTTCTAGCGGTGTCAGACACAGACATTGCAATCTGTCTTGTCGGCATATGTATCATATCAATCACTTGGGGCTTCTGGCAATATTGGAAACGCATCCAAGCCGAGGAATCGGTATTGATGCTATCCCAATACATCAAAGACAAAAAACTTAACTTCACCAACTACACCATCTACCGCCACAGCCAAGAACCAGAGGTGCATGATGAAACCGATACTAGAAACAATCACAGTCTGCTTTAAGCTTCTAAACACAGACTTCGCGGCAGAAATCGACTTTCGAATCACAACTCGCGCCACCAATGGTACACCACAAAGCTTCAACTACCCAGGTGATCCTGGCGAACCGGCCGAGTTCGAAATCGTGAAGATCGAACTCAAAGAAGATAATCCACGTATCCATAACCCCCCAATCCTCGAACTGCCGGTGTGGCTTGATACCCTAATCTGCGAAAGTGATTTGGTCAACGAAGCCATACAAGAATTCGACTGGAATAATCGACGTGGTGATTACGATGAGTGACCAAGCCCTCGACGAGACCCAACTCACCACCGGGATTACTTCCCCTTTCCTTCCAGGGACCAAGCTGCAGTTCGCCTGGGATTCCACTTCCCTAGGCTACCTCAAACAATGCCCCCGCCTCTACCAATACATCATGATCGATGGCTGGTCGGGCGGTGAAGAATCTCCCCATCTCAGATTCGGGCTTGAATTCCATGCTGCACTTGAATTATTCGATCGCCTTATGGCCGAAGGTTCCTACCGTGAAACTGCACTTATCGATACCGTGAAGGCCACACTACAGCGCGTTAAGGAATGGAACCCCGATCGCGAGTCCAAAGCCGGCCATTATAAAAACCCTGAAACTCTCCTCGCCCTGGTCATCGATTACCTTGACAATTTCTCTGACGATCCCTGTAAAACCTACATCAAAGCCGATGGAACCCCGGCGGTAGAGTTGAGTTTTCGGTTTGAATTGGACTGGGGGCCGGAGGCAAGCCGAGTATTCCTTAGTGGATTCAATGAAGCACCAATTACACAACCCTACCTACTCTCCGGCCACCTCGACCGCGTGGTTGATTTCAACGATCAGCTGCTGGTGATGGACCGCAAAACCACCACCACTACCCTCGGAGCCTACTATTTCAACAAATACGAACCCAACAACCAAATGTCCCTCTACATCCTCGCGGGGCGAATCCTCCTTCAAGCCCCAATCCGCGGGGTAATCATCGACGCGGCCCAGATCAAACTCACCGAACCCAACGCCTTTGCCCGAGGCTTCACCTTCCGCACCGAGGACCAATTACAAGAATGGTTAGAGGATCTCCGTACCCTGCTTTCTATGAACGAAGTCTATTCCGCCAATAACTACTGGCCCATGAACGACACCGCATGTGATAACTTCGGCGGGTGCCGATTTCGGGGAATCTGTTCCAAATCCCCGTCCGTTCGGGAGAAGTTCCTTGCGGCGAAGTTTACCAAATTACCGGAGAGCGAAAGATGGAACCCATTGAAGACAAGGTAGTTCCCTCCTGGCAACGTTGGCCCCCGAACTGCTGCGAGACCTGCACCGGCTGGCGGCGGATCGATCAATTCACCGGCATCTGCGATCAAGGGGCGACACATTGTAACACAACAACCGATTCCCGGTTCCGATGCCAGGACTTTACTAGAAAGCCAGAAGGTAAGCCCGAACAATGACCTCCCTCCGCGACCACCACTCCAACACCCTTGTCAAACTCCTCTACCTCGGTGACTCCAAAGCCGGTAAGACCACTTCCCTTGCTTGCCTCGTTGACGCCGGCTATCACCTTCGCATCCTTGACTTCGATAACCTCCTCGATGTCTTCACCTCAAAAGTCCGGGAACTCTGCCCTGATAAGCTCGACAACGTCGAATTCCGTACCCTTCGTGATAAAGTCAAGGGCACCGATGCCGGTATGATCATCGATGGTAAGCCCAAAGCATGGATTGATTCACTAAAAATGCTCAATAACTGGAAATACACCGATGAGAATGGGGAGATATTCGATTTAGGCTCACCCGCCGAATGGGGGCCAGACTGCATCCTCGTTATCGACTCCCTCTCCCGTTGGTGCGACGCGGCCCTAGACTTCCACTATGCCATGACCCCATCCGGCCGCGGAGGCCAAGACGGCCGCGCTGTGTACGGTAACGCTCAAGACGATGTTGAGAAACAACTTGCTGGGCTTACCAGCCCCCATTTCCGCACTAACGTAATAGTTATCTGCCATGGGGTCAAAATGGACTTACCCGACGGTACGTCAAAGATATTCCCACAGGGCGTAGGGCAGAAACTTTCTCCAAAGATCCCACAATACTTTCCCAACTACGTCCGTATCACCCGAAAAGGGGATAAACGTGCCATCCAACTCGAGTCCGATCCCATCATAGACCTTGCAACCACTAAACCAAGTGCTTTAACCAACACCCTCCCTGCCGAGAATGGCCTAGCCACCATCTTCGCCCGGCTCCGTGATCAGCCGACGAACGAGACCCCGGTCTCGAAACCTAAATCGATCACGTTGATGAGAAGAGCATGAACCATGTCGGAGAAGGACAGATTATACGAAGCTAAAGCAGCGATAAAATCCTACATCGACAGCCATAAAGCGCAGATAAAAATACAAGAGAAGCAAAGAGAAATATCAACAGAAGAAATCAAGAACGCGGATGCTAACATAAAGAACTTGAACGATAGAATCGAGAATCTAAACGAAGCACTACAAGCACTGCAAGGACAACATCAATGACCAACGCAACCCCGAACTTTTCCTCAATCCTCGACGAATCCCCGACCGAAGTCAAATTCCCCAAACCACTCCCCAACGGTACCTATCTCTGCACCGTCATGCAACCTCAGACCAACACCGAGGACGAGAACGCTCCAATCGTCAGATTCCCATTGAAACCCATCGCGGCGATGGATGACGTGGCCGAGGAAGATCTGCAAGAGGCCGAGGGCCTTGAGGACAAACTCCTCAACATCGCCTTCTGGGCCAATCAAATCTACGCCCTGGATCGATTCCACGAACATTGCGGGCTGGATCTATCCCAACCCCTGTCCAGGACTATGCGGAACGAGGAGATCATCAACTCCCAAGTCCTCGCCCAGGTCAAACAGACATTCGACAAACGGGATAAAACCCGGATCTTCAGCAACGTAGTCGCGACCGCAAAGGCGGACTAATCAATTAACATTATGGGGGTGTAGATATTGCACCCCCATAATTTCCGGGAGAGGGATATGAACACCACCGAACTTCTCGCCGCCCGCGCCAAAACCCACGGCGAATTCAGTGACCACGCCTTCATCACCCAGAATATCAAATACCTCATGCACGCCAGTGAGAATTGGGATAATCTATCCGTATCCCATAAAGAATCCTTGGAAATGATCGCGCATAAGATCGGGCGGATCTTGGCCGGGGATCCGAACTTTCCCGACCATTGGGATGATGGAGCAGGCTACTTCACCCTCGGTAGCAAAGCCTGCAAGCCATGACCCCAATCCTTTTATTAGCCGAAGCCTACGGCGAAGCCGAGGCCCGGCACAACTCCCCACTCATCGGCCCATCCGGGATCGAACTAATCCGCAT